ACTTTTTCCGGGTTTGCCCCCCCCCCCCGCCCCCGCCGCCACCTGTCTGTATTGCGCTGTCCACTGTGACGCTTGTGCCATTTAAACCTGTAGAAATATACGATCCTATATTTTTATGTGATTTTGCTACAATGCGGATCATGCCGCCACCATTACCGCCAACCGCGCCCGAAAGTGTTTCCGTGCTGCCCCCCTCGGATATCGAATACCCCCCGGGGCTTGATCCGCCGCCACCGCCGAGAATTTCTTCGCTATAGCAACCTGCTAAAACACCTGCAGCGTCAAGACTAAGCCTTGAACCGCCTATTTTAGTTCCGCTGCTATTAACTCCATAATACCCCGAATCCGAACTGGAACCAGCCGCGCCACCAGCTCCGCCGCCGATTGCAGGTTCGCCCGGATTTCCGTTAAGACCTATATTTGCCCCATATAAGTTTCTTATTTTTACCTGTTGCCCGGCTAGCCCACCGCCCCCACTGGCATCTATAGTTCCGGCATTTATAAACATTCCCTGACAACGAATATCTATAAACCCACTGACCGACACAGTCACCCCGGCGGGAATATATACACTGCGGTAATTCTTGCGGCCACTGATCGTTACGTTACCAGTAGGGTAGAAATCACCGTCGCTGCCATCACCACGGTCGCGCCACCATGAGGGGTACATATTGCAACTTACTCCCGTCAATGTTCCTTTGGCTAAATAAGTTACCTCGACCCCTTTCCCGGCATCTGCCGCCGAAAACTGTATCGTGCCTGTATTCCACGTACTATCATAGGCACTCGTATTATAATCGGGAAAAAACTGCCCTTCGATTGGTGTTGCTGCCACTTCGTCAAAATCAGCTCCGTAATGAACTGCCCCGTCACCGATATCTATAATCCTTACTATCGTAGTAGTCGGGCTATTCTTGACCGGAACTTCATTCAAGCAAATCGTATAAGGTGATATGCTTGGGATTAAATGTCGTTCTGTTAAAGTAATCGATGTCGGTACGTCCATAAACGGATCGTGTCTTATATCACTAGGTTTCGCCATTTTTTAACCTCCTGTCTTTAATTGTTTAGTTGAAGCTTGCTGAAGTAATTCTGCCATTCTTGCATTACGTTCGATATCAAAAAAATACTGTATTATTTCAAAAGGCTGTTCGCCGAGTTCCATATCCATTTTGATACCGACAGCTGCCGAAACTGTATATTTCAATTTAGATATCGGAAACGTGTACAGCTCCCCATGAGTAGCCGTGATCGCAGCCTGACCTTCTGTAGAAAGTTTTCGTACAAAAAAAGAACCGTCCGGTTTTGGATATTCAAGTTTTACTCCTGTCACCTTTGCCGATTTTGTCGGTTCTTTGTAGCGTTCTATTTGATTTTTTCCCCAGCGGTAAGCGTCTGATTCAGAATAAGCAGACGGAAGACTTAAAACCTGTTCCTGAATTCCGTATTTTAACTGACTTTCGACATCTTCAACGTATGCAAGCCATTGTTCACCGCGATCGTCTACATTGCCGCCCTTTACACGTCCAACGTTCACGACTTTTTCAACGTCCCATGTCGGAACAAAAGTGTCCAAATGCTCACCTACCCAAAAGCGCGCCTGTTCGTTTATGTCGTTGATTCTCGGTTTAAAGTACAACTGCCGATATTCGTTAACTCCGTATACATAATCAACAGCAAAATCTGATAACTGCTTCAGTGCTTCCTTCGCTGTTACACCGTCAAATTCGATGTAAGAAGCTGTATAACCCGTGTTAATGATGTTGTTCGCGTTATACTGTAAACCTATCTTACGTTCAACCTGACGAGCTATGTCAGCCACTATAGAAGATATCTCCCATCCGTTATAAGAACCAAATATCAAAACCTTTTCAAGCAAATTGAAATATCCATGTCCGACAAATTTGAAAGTGTTTTCCGTAGTACCCTCAACAGGCCGAGTGATAATATACCCACTCCACCATGGACGCGGATCATTGAACAAATGAACATCAATCCGCTGCCGGTAATTTAGTTCCCCATAGCCAGGCAATTTATTAAAAGTTATTTCAATCTTGCTGCAACCATTTTCTGATAAATCGAATGTCATTTTATCAATGGACGTTCCTTCGCTTCCCGCGCCGAAGATTGCAGTTTTTGTTCCGTCTGCATTATACGCAATAACGTCATAAACCTCGGGTAAATAACCGATTAAGTCGTCCGGCGTGACATTCGAACCGTCGTCCACGATATTTGCCGCGTGTATAAATCTACCGTGTGGGCGCAGTCCGTAAAGTAAATTACTCATACAAACCACCTTTCAGTAAACTGTATATCAACTTCGCCAGCTGACCCGGTATATTTGTATGTATTTCGTCCCGGGGCAGCGTGTAAGAACAGCCCTGAAAAAGTATTCAAACTGTTAGCTGAACCACGTCTTACTGTACCAGTTTCGCCATTAACTACAGCCGCCGCTGGTGCTGTCAAAAGAGTGTCCCGCAGTCTGAAACTTTCGCCACTTTCCACATGGACGATAGAAATATCCGGCATGGATTGTCCTTCAAATGGTCTGAAAGTAAAAATCAGAGGCACGTCTACAGACGCTTCGCTGTGGATACTTATTTCCGTACCGCTCTGAAGTTCTTCAAAGACTGTCTTTCGCAAAGTAGAAGCCGTTGCATATCTGAAAGGATCTGCAAGCAACAATGATATTTCAATGTCGCTCCACCTTTGCTTAAAGCCTTTTTGATACTTGTGTTTCAACTTACTGATTCCAGCGACTTTGAAACAACGATCAGGACGACCAGTGTGTAAAACATAATCCCTTTGAGCAAAGGCCTGATAAGCTTCATTGACTATTTGATCATGATCTTTTTCGGATTCACGTTTCAAATCGAACGATACTTTTATACTGCGCCCTTTTACATAGCCGTCGCCTACGGCATAACTACCATGAGCAAAAGCCCTGTCCTGTAACTTCAAAGAAAAATCATAACTGCCTGCGTCGTCAAGCTCCCAACCGTCCGGCAAAACATAAACCCGATCGTTTTTTATGATTTTTAGTCTGCCGTCGTTTTTAAAAATATTACGATCCATGTTTACCCCCTTCTTCCGGACGCTATTATGTCATTGAGTGCTGCGAACAAGTCGTTGACATCTGCCGCGCTGTTAATATCGCCGTAAATGTTTTGTTCGATCACTGTTCCACCGCCTCCCAACGTATCAGGATCAATCCCGAGCAAATCGGCAAATATACCGTTTCGAAGTGGTATAACTGCCTCATCGCTCTTTCCTTCACCCATCAGCGCGAACATCGGTGCTGTAATAACGCCGCCAGTAGCAAACGCCCCGCTGCTCATGCCAATACTCATCATCGTTTCTGTCGCAGTTGCATATGCTATCGGCCCAGCGACCGGCCCGACCTCTGCGATAGACTTTTGTACAGCAGGCGCAACCAAACTGGCTGCCAACGCTTTGTTTTTAGCGATTTCCTTTGTACGAAGCTTGTCTGATAACGCACCCGCCATCATACGGCTAATTTGCCACTGAATAAACATCTGCGCGATCTGTTTGCCAGCACTTTTAAACACATCTGAAAGTTTGTTTCCGTTAACGATGGCGTCAGCAATACCGGAGGAAAGATTATCTTTCAAAGTCGAGGCAGCTTCAAGTGCAAAATCCATATAGCTTTGTTCTGCTTCCATACGCCACTCGTTATAAGCTTGCATTAACGCCTGCTCCTGCTCGCGTTCAGCCACTTTCTTTTCAAGTTCTTGCATTCTAAGGGCTTCTTCTTCACTCATTCTCCCTTGAACCATTGCCAGCATTAAAGCTTGATGTTCTTCTTCATCTTTTCGAGCTTCATCATGATACTTTTCAAGAGCATTTTTATTTTGAAAAAAAGTGCTTTCTTTAATAGAAGCCGCTTCTGCTTCAGTCTGTTTTAATAAATCAAGACGATCGGCTTCGGTTTTAGCAAGCAATTCAGCGGCTTTACTATTGCCGTCGGCTTCAGCTTTAAGCCGGGCGGCCTGTGCGTCTTCATACGCCTGACGCACCTTATCAACTTGCTCGTCGACATTTCCAAAAAGCGAATTATCAGTGTCGCCCTTAATAGAATCCCAAGTGCTTTGAAAATCTTCAACTTTTCGTGTAGCGTCGTCGAATAAAGCAAGATATTCCCGGGCGTCCTGAACCGAAGTGTCCCGAGCTGATTTAGAAGAACCTCCACCCCCACCTCGTCCACCTGATCCCATGAAGTCAAGTGTCCCAGGGGTAGTATCAGTTTGCGCTAGAACAGCGTCTTGCAACATTTTAGACGGATCAAAATCAGAACTAACCTTGTCATAATCATCGCTATCATACGAAGTATACGCAGATCCTTCTTTTTGAGTGACGTTCCCTAAATCGTCATATTCAAAAGAACCGCCGTTTTGGGCATGTTCATAATCTTTCACACCTTTGTATACGGCCGCACCAGCCACAACAGCCGCTCCTATACCGATAGCCGCAACAGACAGCGCAGCCGCTCTTGCTGAAGTACTCAACGCAAGATACGCTTGTGACGCCCTATCTATCGCAGAAATCCACGGACCGGCTACAGCAATAACGCCTTGAGCTGCAAGAGAAATCGCAGCCGCTCCTGCTGCCACTTCTAAAGCTATCGCAGCATTCTGCCTTTGCTCTGGTGTAAGATCTGCGAACCATTTTGCAACATCTCGCGTTCCTTCTGCTAGCGCTTTAAATTGCGGTAACATTTCAGCTCCAATGCTTACCGCTAAGCCTTTCATAGCCTGACCTGCTGCGTTGATTTCAAACTCTGCGTCTTCAAAAGCCTGCGTCGTCGCATGATCCAAAACAAGACCTGTTTTTTCAGCAGACTTATAAACTTCTTGAAATTGGCTTTCTGTAAGATTTAAAAGGTCATTAAGTTTTGCACCGCTTCGCCCGAAAATCTCCATTTCCATCGCTGTTTTTTCTACGCCGTTAGCCATTGCCCGATGTTTATTTGTTACATTGGTCAATATTTGCTCTGCTGACAATAATCTGCCGTTAGTATCCAGTATTTGAATGCCGAATTTTGTAAATACGTCCATGCTTTCATTCCCGGACGTCGCAGCGGTTTCTATAGATTTCGCAGCAGTGTAAGCAGACTTCGACATCTTCGCCATAGCGTCAGACATATCTGAAGTAGCAAGACCGACATATTCGCCAACTGCTAATAAACGACTTGCACTTTCAGCCGACATATTCGTTTTATCTTCAAGGTCATTTACTGCGGCCGCCCAATTTCTAACTGCCGCGACAGGCATTGCAACCGCACCAATAGATAATAACTGACCTCGCATACTGTTGATTTTCGAAACTGTACTTTCGATAAGGCCTTCGCTTTCTTTCAAACCTTTCTTTAAATCAGTATTGACTGCGCCGAGTTTTACATTCATATTCCCGACAGTACCCAATAGTATCACCCTCCTTTCTGTGCAAGTTTAGTGAAATATTCTTTTTCATCTAAAAGTTCTTGACGACTTTTTTTCTTTCTATCCTGCAAAGGCTTCAGTATTTTTTCAGGCGTAACCGAATTCTTTTTCACATGAGGGGCAACAAGCCAGTACGCAAAATAAGCCGCTACAGCGTTTTTCCTGTCTGTACTGACCTTATACCCCTCGAACATCGTTTCAATCTCTTGTGGCTGCATTTGCTCTAATTCTCGGGGCTTTAGATTGAGTAATCCATAAGCAGCAGCTTCAATACCATTAAACCATTCTGTCGCAGAAAACAGTTTTACTCTGCCGGATTCGTTTGTTTTGTATTCTTCTTTTGAGCAGTTTTTTTCTGTTCCTGCTTTTTTCCAAAGATACCTGTTTCCAAAATCGCCTTCATAATGGGCAAACCAAAGTCTGTAATCGACGCTCCGTTTTCAAGTGCGGAATCAATAAGATTAGCAACAGTCTGTTTTTCCTCTTTGTCTTTAGCACACTCATTATAAGCGACAGGTAATATTTGATAAATTGACGTAAGTGTATATACTCCGTGCGTAAAGTTTCTGAAAATTTCTATGATCGACAATCCCGTTATAGATTCGATGGTCATGAGATCCTTTATGTTCAAAGTCAAATAATCTTCTTTATTTCCGAATAATTCAAATGATACTGTTTTTCTCATGTTTTAAATCCTCCTTATAAAAAGAAAAGCGGGCAAGATCGCCCGCTTAAAATTATTGTTTTTCTAACTTACCGTTACCGGTAATAGTACAGCTGATAGTTGCGACATCGTCATGTGGTGTTTCCATACTGTAATCGGTTACACTTCCCCAGCCGATAAACTCGTCACCATTCGGATATACGAATTTGCAGTTTACTTCTACACCGTTTTCAAAAGCATAGTCCATTGCGGCCGCGCCTTCATCGGTCAAGACAACAATGGTTTCAAGCTCCATGCTCCAAGAGCGTAAGCCTGCTTTTGTAATTTTCCAACCGCCTGTAGTCTTATGAGAACAATCGATTTCATCAGCAGTTCTACCTAAAGATGTACTACGTTGACCACCGACCGGTGTCCACTGGGGGGTGTCTACTGATCCTGTGTTTACATAAAGTAAATAATCTTTACCCAAAGACGCGTCTGCGCTATTAGGATTCACAGGTAAATTTGTAATTGGCATTATATTCACTCCTTATTTTGTATTTTTGCTAACATGGTTATAACTCCGTGATAACCGTTATTGTCTTCCGGGAACGCTTCGAAATAATCGATCGTTGTTCCCATATGATGAAACCCGTCTTCTGATAAATCAAATTCAGCTGCACATAACAAAGTTATTATGTCATTAGCAATTTGATTGACCTCTTTTTTTCCCTGATACTCACTCCAAACATCAATGTTTAATGTTACATCGACAATGTCGTTGACCTTAGTCCCCGCTTCCTTACAGGTAAATAACCCGAAAGTAATATAAGGGGCTTCAGCCCTCGGGGACACGTCATCATAAACCGGGACGTCTTGATATTCTGTAAGACGCGTATAAACAGCAGCACTAATGGAATTCAGCGGTATTCTTTTCATCGTTTTTTCTCCGTTTCTGCTCGTACTGCGGCTTTGATATTATCAATATAAACTTTACGTTCCTGAAGATACGCTGGCTGCAAAAATGGTTTCGGCTTTGATCCGGGGTGTTTGATCGGCCCGGAAACAAAGTTGTCGCCGATTTTTATAGTCTTACCTTCCGGAACAAGAAGGTGCGATTTCGTACCGAATTCCACAAGATGAGAATGCGGGGCTTTACTCCAAACAATACCACCGGCGCGACCTTTGCTTAACTTCGCCCGTTGTACAGTGATCCTTGATTTCAGATCCAGTTTTCTACCGCCGGAATTTACCCTAACGCCTCGGCTGCTAACACGTTGTTTCGCCCCCCGGGATATTTTCCCTAAGCTCCGATTTGTAATTTTTTCAAGCTGTTTCTGCACGTTCTTGTCAAACATCTTGTGATTCTGCATGATCGCTTTAACTGTTTTAATATCAACTGCTACAGACATTTTCATTTTTAAGACCTCTTTTGAATTTCTCGCACCTGTAAAACTGTGGCATTATCGTACCCGTCATACGAATGCAAAACATTGAAAGTCTTTCCCTCGTGCAGTACACGCCAGCCCGGAACGATTTGATTTTCCCTCCGCAACACTATTTCATATGTTAAATCAGACGAAACCGCCCCTTGAACGTTTAAAACAGAGCTGCGGGGAACTTTAATACTTGCCCAAGGCGTAAAAGCCGTAACCCATTCACGATTACGGCCGCCCTGTCCATCAGGAAAATCAATAGGTTTTAAAATGGTTATTTGCTTATCAAGCTTACCAATCAGCATTTAACCACCGCCCCAATACTGCATTTGTGTAATCATTGTTCGAACGGTAAAGCCGTAATCTTTCGGTTCTCGCCCGCCTTGATTACGGTTTTCATAAAGCTCGGCGATCAGTGCCATTTGACACATTTCTGCTTTTGCTTTAAACCGATCGTTCGTTATTTTTTCATCATACCCGGTAACGGCGTCACTGATAATTCCTTCAGCTACACTCATCATTCTTTCAAGTAAGCTATCTTCAACGTCATTTGTAATACGCAGATATAACTTCACTTCTTCAAGATCCATACTGTTCCCCCCCTTCGCAGGTTTATAACCCGCGGTAAATTAAGCCGGGGTAATTTGCAGATATACCATTGCTTTAACATCGGCTTTCTGAACATCGAAGCGTTCAATAGCACGAAGCATAGCAGCATTCATGTTGAAACCTGCGTCCGTAGACAGGTCAACAGTAACTTGTTCGCGATCGAAGAATTTGCAGAACTCTGCCATATCGCCGACAAAGAACGGGTGTGCGCCGCTCACATCAGAAAGCCGTTCGTTTTTAACGACATGGATAATGCGTCCGGAAAGCTGTTTTTTCGTCGGATCAGTCAGTACAGGCTGAAGCAAAGGTAAACCGTTGTCCAGCTTTACCTGATCGAGATAATCAAATCCGTTTTGATTTGTAATAATAACTGCTGTCGCCGAAATAGCAGGATCAAGAGAAACATTCAGCGCAGTTTTGATATCATCATAGCTGTCACCGGCTTTAGGTGTAAGTGTTTGTAACAATGCGATAATTTTAGAATTTTCCGTGTTAATTCCTTTACGAACAAACCTACGACCGATCACACTGATTAGATCAATATCGATGTCTTCTAACAGCTCATTAGCAACAGGGATAATTTCACCGTATGTTCCCACATTATAAGAGATCTGCGCAAAATTGATATCTTTTTTACTAATGTCGTTCAATTCGTCGAAATTAATCAGTTCGGAATCGTCTTCAACAGTAGTCGGAATCGAACCGCTACGACGTGTTACCGGGATAACTTCGCACAAGTCTTTCAATGCGATAAGACCGCGGCGATATTCAATCAAACGATTGAACTGTTCTTCCGGAAGCAAATAACCGCCCTTGCTCTTAATGCCCCCCGCTTGACCGGGTGTTCCGACTGCATTAGTGGCATATTTCTTTTCATCTTCAGTCAACGGCATGTTTAAAATCTGCTTATTAAATACACGGTTTTTCATAACAGAATTGTCAACAGTCACAGTATGTTCCAAAGGATTACCCGCGAAGTTTTCCATTTCTTCCTGTTCAATAGCTTCTTGAACAGTAACAGCGTTTTTCATGGTATTTAACTCGTCAAGTTTACCATGTGCTTCGTTGACCTTTCCGGCTGCTTGTAACGTTTTAATTTCATTTTTCAGTGCGTCAAGTTGTTTTTTCATTTCTACAGATTTTCTCATATTATTATTCCTCCTTAAATTAAAGCCAAAGTGATATCAATTTCCCTTTGCTTTTGCTCGTTTTTATTTTTTTCAGGTTTAACACGGTTTTTAATAGCAGCCGGAACATTCTTGAAATGACTTAAATCCCCGGCGTAGGCCACAGCTTCAAACGGATCTGTAACGTTGACTTTGAATATTTCAGCGACCTGACTGCCTGTCAACCAAGTTTCAGAATTGACCATTTCAATAATGGTTTCCTCTGTAACACCATCGTGTACGTTTTCCATGTACAACGAAATAAGCCCCTGCTGAATGACGTCAAGCGCGTCAGCTGTCTTTCGCAATTCATTAGCGTCGCCCCACGCTCCGCCCGCTGGTTTATGAATCATCAAATACGCATTCGAAGGGATTTCCAGCTCGTCACAAGAAAATACTATTTGTGTCGCAATGCTGGCAGCAATGCCGTCTACAACTGCTTTAGTGTGTCCGTCGTGGCGTTTCAGCATGTTAGCAATAGCAACCCCAGCAAACACATGCCCACCGTCGCTGTTGACGTAAACAGTTAAGTTTTTACCTTTGACACTGTCTAATTGCTTTTTAATTTCTAAAGGATATACGTCGGGATCATCTTCCCAGCCCCAATTCCAACTATCGTCCCTGATAGCACCATAGATATAAATATCAGCACTGGTTTCTGTCTGATTTCGAATATCCAAGAAATTCGTTTTTTCTTTCAATTTATTCACCCCCTTTCGCATACGCATTACCTAATTTATCAAGGTCAGTATATGAACCGTTGACAACAATGACGTCGCCGCCCGGTGCGGGAGGCAATCCAGCTTTCTTTCTTGCTTCGTTAATCGTATAAATACTGCCGCTGACGTAGTTTCGCAAAGATTCAGACTGCGTTTTAATGTCGCCCCGTAAAATAGTTCCAACATTAAACTGATAACTTAACCCTTGTTCAATTTCTTCATCGGTTAGAAGTTTGTAATTCAATTCTTCCTCCCACTGCGTAAGAATGGCCAGCAATGTATCGACATAAAAAGTCAAATTCTGCATTTCGCTGTTGCTGTAACTACTTTTATCGTAGTTATTCAAATGATTCGGCTTTATACCGAAAGCCGCTGCAACTTGCAGACTGCTGAATTTCTTCAGCTCATAAAACTGACTGTCAGTAAGTTTAAGATCCAGTGGGACAATGTCGAAGCCTAGAGGCAGGGGAATTATTCTGTCGCCCCCTGCCCCGCCAAACCCGGACAATTCTTTCACTAAAGATTCTTTTTTCTCTTTGCTTAAATCACCAACAAATTTAACTACAGCACTAGCAGTCAAGCCTTTTTGGTATAAGTCATTTAAAAAACCTTGTGCGGCTTTATTCCCCTCCATGTTTCTCGCCAATACCTCACGAACACACATTCCGACAAGGCCGTCTTGTGATAGTCCACCTTTTAAGTGCAGTACATCAGAAGGATTTAACCAGTAATTTCTACCACCTTTAGGATCAAAATACCGATAAAAAAACGCCCGACTTGTAAAATCCGGCGTATCAGCTACCCACATTTGAACTTGTCTGCTGTCTAATGGATACAGCCCTTCTAATTTTCCCGCGGCGTCGTGTTTGATAAAAGCATATGCGTTACCGTAGTGATTTCGCGAATACTCCATTAGCACCTTGAAATTAAACGGTGTCATATACTTGTTAGGCCTTACCTTCACTGCCCGATAACTGTCATGCGTTGTTATCCGGTTATTTTCACCGTCGTGAAGGTGGATCGATAATTTCCCCAACGCTTCAGATAAAACTTTTAAACATGTGAAATATGTTATTTCCGATAGATCCGTACCGGTATAACCTGCTGCTCGCGATTGAAAAAATGAATTTAATTCTGATAAACTGACGCTATTACTAACATTCAGCTTTCTTTTCGCTTGAAACACATCGATTTTTTCGACAAGCTTATTGAATAAACTCACGTTTTAGCACCCTCCTTTCTCTGTTTCATAATGGCCTCCCATGTGTCGAACTCCTCGTTTGCGTCGTATGGTGTTCTGTCGCAGTTTAAGAACATTATTTTCCACGCGTCTATAATCGAATAGATCGGATCAATTCGCGCGCCGACAGTGTCTTTGACAATTTTAATTTCACCAAAGCTATTTTTTACAAGTTCTGCATTAACGGCAGACCATGATAACAGCGCATTTCTGCGGTCATACATTATTTGACCAGCTTCAACTGACTGCCTGAAATCAACAGTACAATCGCTTAAACTTTTAGCTGATTGAGCTACATCAATTAAATCACAGCCTAGAAAATCAAGGTCAGATAAAAAAGCACTGGCATTGTGATTATCATAACCAACGGCAAGGATTTTCAGACTGTATTTTTCAATCAATTCTTTCAAATGTGTGAGAATATACTTATAATCTGTTTTCAGTCCAAAAGCTCCTGACGTGAGAGTTAAAAAGCCTTGATTTACCCAAACCCGATAAGGGGCTTCGTCGGTTTTTTCATGTTCTAATAGACGCAATTCAGGCATGAAAGAATGAGAATAAACATATACTTTCTGATCATCAAGAGGAAAAACCAGTCCTATACTGGTTAAGTCGCCCCCCTGCGATAAATCTATACCCAAGTAACATTCTCTGCCTTTCATATCTTCTAATGTTAAATCAGATTCACACTGTTTCCATTTCGCAATGTCCAACAATGAACCAGCCGAATAAGTCACCCAAATATTTAAAGACTTTGTCATGAAATTCAAAAGTTCGGTGTCGCCTTTTTCTTTGGCTTCCAGTGCTTTTTCAGCCATACGTTTAATCTTTTCTTGATCCATGTTCAAATCATCAGACCAAAGATTCAGCGGATTTGCTTTTGCCCAGTTTTCGGGTAACCACATATCATCCTCTTTATTCATTTCAGCGATGTATATGAAAAGCGATTCTTTAGCAATAACACCTTCTAAAACTTTATCGCAGAATTTATACTGCTCATAACATGCCCCGTTTAAGTCAAAACCTGCGGTAGTGATCGCCATTGTCAGGGCACTGTCAACCATTATTTGACCGTCAAGCATGAGCTTATACATCTGATTATTTTTATGAGCATGATACTCGTCTACGATCGCAAGCACTGATCTGAAACCGTCTGCGCTTTTGGTATCTCTGCCAATCGCTTTGATTTCTGTACCAGTTATTTTACTTACGATAGTGCGATCATGTTCTCGAATTTTATAAAGTTCTTCCAGTTCCGGATCTGATCTGATAAATTTCGCAATCTCGTCCCAAACTATATTTGCCTGATCCTGTTTTGTCGCAGTACAGAAAACACGACCAAGGTGATAACCTGAAAAAGAAGCAATATCATTCGCGATCTCACCTGCTAAAAAAGATTTACCATTTTGCCGGCCGACCTGAACGTATGCTTCCCTGTACCGTCTTTCTTTAGTTCTTTTTTTTCGCCAACCGAATAAGCTGCCGATGATGAAATTTTGAAATCCCCGCGTTCGAAGCCGTTTCTGTTCACTTCCTTCAGCTATGGTTAATTCATTGGCTAGATCGATATGTTTTTCTGCTTCCTCTAAATCAAATTTATAATCAAAGTTCTTACGTTTCAAATCATCAAGATGACGTTTACAAGCTAAATACTCCTTGCGGCCGGATATCCTCTTACCTGATACAATTAATTTCGCATAAGCTGTTGTACGATCAATCATTTTTCAGCATACTTTAAATACTTATTAGTTGCCGGCATTTCTTCGCAAGGAACGATCAGTTTCAGCCGATCCGTTGTCGCCAATCCTAATTTAGTGGAACACTGCATGATTTGTTTAACGTATTTTTCCTGCGCCAATACATAAGGACTAACGACTTCTTGAATCCCGTATTTAGTTTCTCGATCTCCGGTAATTCCGTTTTCATTGATAAACTTTGTAGCCTCAATGTATCGACTATAAGCATTTGAATAAACTGCAAGAATAGAAAGATCCAAGTTATCAAGCAAGTTAATATTTCCAGCTTCATCAACAACTCGCGAAAATTCTTCGGCGGCAAACGCGTCGAGCCAACTCGGCGGCGTTAATCCGTTTCGGGAAAGTTTCAGTTTTTCTTCCTGTTTTAATTTAGCCTGAATGGCTTCTTTTCCGATTTTTCCAGTGGCGACGCTCGCCGATTTCTTCTGTCTGCCTCCCATGAGCAGCAGCTCCTTTCTTTTAAAAATTTCATTTTTGGCGATTTCTCGCAAAAAAACACAAAGCGCGGTATCGGACGGACAGGGCAAGAACTTTTTCGCCCTCCCCCTACCTTCCGACGTAAATTTGTAAAAACTTTTCTAATTTTTTTTGTAATATTTTCTTTTCATAACTATCACGCAAATAAATACGATGTATAGCAGCATGGCTTTTAACACTGACATATAACAGATTGTTTATATCAAACCTTCTGTCAGGTGCTTCGTCCAGTTCATAGATATGATGACACAGCTGACCGGGAACGATACGACCTTCAGTCATAAGAATATAAAGATCGATACCGTTACATCTTTCTTTGCATTGAACAGTTAATATAGACCATTCCTTACTACGATAAACAGCCGCGCTTTCTTTATCCCTACGATATAAGTCATACTCTTTATGACGTTTCTTTTCGCAGCACGATCCAGAAGCCGGGTAAAACTTGCCACACTTACTACATATCTTAGTTAACATAATGATCCAACTTTCAAATAAAAAAGGACGACAACCGAGTTGGTCATCGTCCTGCGATATTTTGATAGCATAATAATATCACGCCTTAAATCGACTTTCAACTGAAACGAACTGCAATGAACTGCAACAAACTGCAATCAACTGCAAACTGTAAACTTTTCTAATGCTATATTGTGAATACTATAAACAGTTCTTTCGCTTACTCCCAGCATGTCGGCGACTTCTTTCCGGTACATTCCTTCAACATAACACAATTCTAAAACAGTTACGCATTTTAAATCTTCAACTGCACGTATTCGATCAAGGATTTTTCTTTGCTTCGTATGCAGCTTTTCGATTTCCTCTGCTGTTTCGTCCTCAACTGTTACAGCCTCGACAACTTTATCGGCAATGGTGAAAGTCTTACCACCTTTAGGCATACCGTCAAGTTTAACTGACCCCAGTGAATATAAACATTGTTTTCGATTTTCAAGCCGATCGCGTAATATTCTGATACGGGATTCAATAACGCCGTATTCATTTAAGAATTCTATTTTTTTCAGCGTTTCTTTATCATAGTTCAGAACATCACCCCGCTTTGATAGTTGAAATATAATTCCGTGACAAGTACAAAACACGTCTAACACCAGTCACAATGCTGCTTCAAGGCTTCTGTCACAGAATTGTGTCTCACAATCCTTTTTGATTCCGTGACAACAAAGTGTAGCATTCATGCGGTTTTCAGGAATTTTGTCACATGTCACAGAAAAAACGCCCTAAATCTATATATATATATATAATATATTATCTTTACTCATTTTCTATATATACTAT